CCGGTGGCGTGGTTCTCTAAACGACCAGACAACACACTTGCAATTAAGATCGTCGGCAAACCAACGGAGGGGGACTGGGAGCCACTCTACACCGCCCCACCACAGCGCGAATGGCAGGGGTTGACGGATGAGGAGATTAAGAAAGAGCAACACCACATTGATTGGACGAATGCGCATACCTACTCAAAGTTTGCCCGCGCCATTGAAGCCAAGCTAAAGGAGAAAAACACATGACAAGCCCGAATCAAGACGATTTTGCCCCTGCTGTACGCGCCTCTGCATGGTGGTCTGGTGACAGCCGTAAAGCTGCTAATGGTCGCGCTGCTGACGTTATCCTAGAAAAGCTAGGCAAGAAGGAAGCACCCGATCTGAGTGGCATAGAAGCTGTCCAGATGGGCAAAGTAATGGAACCTACCATTGCTAGACTATTCCAGGATAAGCACCGCATTGAATTGAAAGACGCTGACTATGCACTGTCACATCAAGATGAACCGTGGCTACGCTCTCACTTTGATTACATCTCAGCAGATGGACGAACGCTCGTTGAATGCAAAAATTACAACGCTAGCGTTATGTCTAAGTTCGACGAAGAAACAGGTGTGGTTCCTGCTGCTGATATGGCGCAACTCATCCATGAAGCTGCCGTACATAACGTGGAGTCGATATACCTTGCGGTCTTGTTCGGCGGTCAGGCATTCCGCACCTACCACTTCACCATTACCGAGGCCATGAAGGAAGACCTGATTAAGCAGATGGCGCGGTATTGGGGCTATGTGGCTACCCAAACCATGCCAGAGCCTGATTCTCTGGAGTCTTGCAAGATCATCTATCCCGTTGACAACGCTGAATCTGTGACCGCTACAGGCGCAGTAGAACGCGCTTGCAGCGTACTTGCTGAGTACAAGGCCAAGATTAAACAGTTAGAGGATGAAGCGGAGTCTATAGAACTAGCGGTCAGGTCTTTTATGGGGGCAAATGCTTCTCTGGTGACGGTGGACGGTAAGACACTCGCAACTTGGAAAACTGCTAAGTCCAGCATGAAGTTCGATGCAAAGCTATTCCAACAGGCCATGCCAGAGATTTATGAGAAGTTTGTAGTGGAAACCCCAGGCAGTCGCCGATTCCTTCTTAAATAGGAGATGAGAGATGAGTAACTTAGTACCAGTACAAGACATAGAACGGATGGCGGTTGCTGTTGCCAAGTCCAATCTATTCGGAGTCAAGACCGCAGATGAAGCGATGGCACTGATGCTGATAGCACAGGCAGAAGGACAGCACCCTGCTATTGCTGCGCGTGACTATCACATTATCCAAGGCCGACCAGCACTGAAAGCAGACGCAATGCTGGCAAGGTTTCAAGCTGCTGGTGGCAAAGTCGAATGGAAGGAGTACACAGATGACAGAGTTAGCGGTGTTTTTAGTCACCCTGCTGGCGGGGCTATTACTGTTACTTGGACAATCGATCAAGCGAAGCATATCGGATTGGTCAAGCCTAGTTCTGGATGGCATAAGTATCCTCGCGCAATGCTACGCAGCCGCTGCATCTCAGAAGGCATTCGAGCAGTCTATCCAGGCTGCGTTGTCGGAACCTACTCAGTCGAAGAAGTCCAAGACTTTGACGATAAACCGCAGAAGGTTAGTCCTGCTGAAGTCAAAGATATGGGAGCCGCAGAAGTTGTTGAGGCCATTCAATCAAGTAAGAAGGTAGGTGAGGATTTTTTGCCTCTGTACGTTCCCGATCAAGAGGAACCATACGACTTGCTGGAGGGCTTAGACGCTTGGGTGACATCATTCCACTCAATGATTTCGCGGGTGAAGGCAAGCACGAAACTGAATGAGAAGGAGAAGCTGGACAAGCTAAAGAAGTTCAAATTAGCTAATCAAACAGTGATAGAAACACTGACTAACGAAGCACGTATTGCAATATTAGCGGCAGTTACCAACACGGAGGAAGCATGAAATCTCATCAAGGAGAACCAGGTAAGGGCGTTCTATTCCAGAACGATAAGAAAGCACCAGGTAGCGCACAACCTGATTACAAGGGCGTAATCAGACTGCTCGAGGACGCGAAAGCAGGTGATGAAATCAGGATAGCCGCTTGGAAGAAAGCCACCAGAGTCGGTGAACTTATCTCGTTAGCACAGGATAACTGGAAGCCTGATCCTAACTGGCAGCGACCACCACCTGAGCCAGCACTGAAAAAGCCTAAAGAGCATAACCCGTTTAAGGATGACGAAGTACCCTTCTGATGGCTGCGAGTCGTTCACCTACACAACGCTCACTAGAGTATCTCCGCGACCTTGGCTACCACTGCGAGGTTGTGGAGAAGTGGAACAGCTTCACCAAGCAGCGGAAAGATTTGTGGGGTTGGTGCGACATCTTGGCTATCAGGGAAAACGAAGTGCTTGCGGTTCAAGTCACGGCATCTGCTGTGGCTGACCGCATAAAAAAGATACAGGAATCAACCACGGTTGCGCTAGTCCGTAAAGCCGGTATTCGCATTGAGTGTCACGGCTGGCGCAAGAATAGTAAAGGCAGATACGTTATCAGAGTGGAGGATATATCGTGAACGCAGCAAACGCATCTAAGTCAGACCGCTTACAGCGCGTGTACAAATTGCTATCAAGAGGAGGAGAGTTCACCACGCTAGAGATTATCCAACAAGCAGGAGTGTGTGCAGTCAACAGCATCATCTCGGAGTTGCGGCAGAACGGTTATCACATCGACTGCCAGCGGCGTAATGACAAATGGTTCTATAGGATGACAATATGAAAGTATTTATTGCAACACCCATGTACGCTGGTCAGTGTACCGGATTTTATGCTCAGTCTTTGCTGCAACTGAACAACATGATGCGTGACAAGGATTTGACCACCATGATGTCGTTCTTGTTTAACGAAAGCCTGATAACCCGTGGGCGTAACGCGCTAGTTCACCAGTTCCTGAAAACAGACTGCACCCATTTATTTTTTATTGATGCAGACATACGCTTCAATCCTGCTGATGTCTTTCCTATGCTAGAGGCCGATAAAGATGTTATCTGTGGCATCTACCCTAAGAAAGAAATCAACTGGCACAACGTCAGCAGAGCCGTAGAAGCTGGCGTACCTGTGGACGAACTGAAATGGCATACAGGTAGCTTTGTGGTCAACCTGGTGGGCTATCAGGGTGAGGTGACTGTGCCGGTGTCTGAGCCTGTAGAGATATGGAACGGTGGTACGGGCTTTATGATTATCAAGCGCGAAGTGTTTGAGAAGTTAGCAGACCTAGTGCCGACCTATAACAATGATGTCAACGACCTTGCTGGCAACATTAAAGCAGATGAGATTAAAGAGTATTTTGCGACCAGTATTGAGCCAGGCACGAACCGGCTGCTGTCAGAGGATTACCACTTCTGCCGTATCTGGCGGGAAGCAGGTGGCAAAATTTACGCAGCACCGTGGGCGCATCTCTCTCACGTTGGAACCTATGTCTTTGAAGGCGCACTAACGCCAGCACCATAAGGAGAACAACATGGCAAGACCAGAGTTATTGGAAAAGCATGATTTGCTTGACATCATCAAAGATGAATTTGAGTTGAAAACAGATCGTGACTTAGCGCACTTTCTGGAGATTCAACCGTCAATGTTAAGCAAGATCAGGAACGGCAAGATGGGGGTAACGCCGAATCTGTTGCTGGTAATCCACGACGCAACTGATTGGAGCATTGCAAAGATCAGGGGCTACCTGCCTGGTAGCAGCATTCAGGAATGACTACCCTGTTAATCGGCGGGATGATGATAGGGGCGGGTCTAACCGTCCTTATCGCTTTGCTTGCCTTTTTGCTGTTTTTGCGCTTTTTCTAAAAGCCTCTGCGGTGGGCGCTCCTTTGCTCCCAACCTTACGCATACGCTCACCGCTACCTGCCTTTATACGCTCACGCTTGGCGTGAATGTTGGCGTACAAACCTTCTCTCATTTCAGCCCCCAAAAGTATAAGTCGTGCGACGTATCATTGGTTGTAAATTGGTATTCTTTAAATACTGACAAATCTATTTCCTGCCGTACATCTTCTTCTGTCAGGTTCCTGTAGTAGTCACCACAGAAGGGCGCGTCATGCGGGTTAGAGCGCCGTGTGCCGTGTTCTGCCCTACCGGTAGTAGCGCAGCTAAAGAACACCAGACCGCTGCACATTCTAATCATGTTCTTCAGTGTTGCCACCCATTCAGGGTTATGCTCAAAACATTCGCAACTGGCAACAACATCAAAGCTATTGTCATGGTACGCAAGGTTCTCACCCTTTGCGACCAGATCAACATCTCTGCCTTCTCCCAGGTCAACGCCGACATACAGGCATTGCTCAAAGAATTGTCTTATTGAGCCATTGATGTTCAAGCTACCAATTTCCAGCACCTGCTTGCGTATGAAGTAATCAGGAAACTTGGTTTTAAGACTAGCAACAAATTCTAGTTGTGCCGGATGACTCAACGGCAACCCCAACGCTTTCTCGCAGCCTTACCGCGCTCACCTGTCCAGCTTCTGCTTCTAGCGCAGAAAGACTTGTGGCGGGGATTTGATTTATCTTTGGTGGGGGCTTTGAGTTTGCTGCCGGTGGCACGGTTGTACTTGGCACGACCTTTAGCGGTTAAGCCGCCACCTGCTTTGACAGATAGCTTTTCACCTCTGCCGACAGATAGCTTGACGTTCTTAGACAATTTTCGCTCCTTGCTGAAGTTGCGCTAACGTCAATCCCCCTGTGTATTGGAAGTGCGGATATTCTTTAAACCGCTTCCAATCACCTGCCCACTCTAATCCGGCTGCTTTGCCGATCCTGCCAACATCTTGCCATAGAGAGTTCTTGGCATCCCAGACTGGCTTCCCGTGCAGCAGAGGAACAACATCCACAGCACAGCGGTAATTATGAAAAGACTGACCAGCCCGTGCATTTGTGACGATCCTCCCTGGTGCGGTTCTACCCTGCGCGTACAGCGCTTCTTGGCTGAAGTTATCGCGGTAGGTGCTAGTAACCAGTAGGTCTATACCTTGCGCCTCACAGTCAGCAATCATCTTCTCTACGCGCTGTCTAACCTGAGGCAACAGGTCTTCTAGTCTGCGTGAGTTAATCATTTTGCAGCTACCCCTTGTATCTTTTCAACAGTACGCAGCGCACCTAATCCAAGCATCCCCATCAAAATGGGTAACATTTCAGATAAGTCTGCTGGAGATAAGTTGATTTCATAATGAGCAAACGCAGCGATCGTCTTCGCTATGCTTATTCCAATCCAATTCCAAGCACACGCTGCGCCACACATCCAACCAATAAAAGGTCGCCAGCCAGAAACAAAGACAGACGCATTACCAGCTTCAATTTTGTTTATCTCTAGCTGACCAACAATTTGCTGCAATTCACCGCTTTGCTGCAATTTAAAAAGTTCTAACTTAGCAGCCGCTGCCTGTGTTGGATCAGGCCAAACACGATCAATAACCTTGCTTCCAATGTTTAGGATGGCAGTGATCGGATCAGCAGACATTACAAACCTTCTCCTGGAGTCACATACACTTCAGCGTTATTGTTCTCCCCGATCAACGACACATACACCGTTTTAGTTGGGCTAACTTGAACGCCACTAAAGATGACGCGAGTGCTTGGTGGCACTAGCATCGTGTATTGACCTGTAGCGTCTGGCAGCACAGCCGCCACATTAGAGGAACTAACGCGAACGTATGCGCCTTTACCAGCAGCTTCATGGTTTGAAAAATAATACTGATTACAAGGGCTGTCAGCAGTAATGGCAATAGTGACAGCCGTGTTTGCCGTAGGCGCAGAAATCTTATACGTCTTGCCCATCGGCTGAAACGCAATGTTATTAGCCATTAGTACACCTTCTTGCCACCGCCTGAAGTCGGGCTTTCTTTGCTGTTGTAGCTTTCGTCAAAGCAGAATGTAGAGCGATAGCCGCCCATAGGTACTTGACCTGGTTGCCATTTCTGATACCGTTCTGTCGTATCAGAGGGTTTCTGAGGACGGATTGCTTTCGCGTATTTCTGGCTGTAGTTCAACTCCTCAGCACCAGGCACGCTACTCTTGAGAGTAAGGTCTTTCTTGTCGCGCATCTTTAATCCTTTCCATCTTTATCAAAAGGAAGCTGAACAGCGCAAACACGGCTAACGCCACCAGCCTCTCCCACTGCAATCCCCACATTGTCCAGCAAGCGAGGGCGAAATTCAGGCACATCGCTAATATCACCAACAACCTCTCGCTGATGACGCTCAAAGCCAGCCTTACCAACTGAATAGCATCCATACAAATATCCCCTTAAATAATGGATGCTCATATCATACTACTCGTCATCATCTGAAGCAAAGCCAGCGCCCCAATCATCGTCGCTAATCCTTGCCTTTAGTTGCTCAAGTTTTAACGCTCTGTCCAGAATCTTGGTTTTGTCCGTCAAACTTGCTGTCGGGTCATTCATCGTTGCTGTTAGCAACTTACTAATAGCACTCTCTAGTTCTGGATTTATCCCCTTCTGCTTTTTCATCGCTTTCCTTTTCGTGCTTTCCTAGCAACATTCAAGGCTATGGCTACCGCTTGCTTCTGCGGTCTGCCGCGCCTGACTTCACGGCTAATGTTCTTGCTGATCGTCTTCTGACTGAAACCTTTTTTAAGTGGCATCTTTATCTCCCAGGCTGCATAGATAATGGGTTGCCAGCGCCGGTAATGATGTCCATGCCGGTTCTAGCCACGGGTGTGCCTAGTTGCGGTACACCGTAAGTAATCACAATGTTTCTGAGCGTCCGGTTAAAGAAGTCTAACTTCTGTGGTTCTGACAGGGTAGAGTTGGCAATGGTATCTAGCTGATCCCCAATTTGCTTAATCTTTCTAGCATCCATCAGACCAGTTCTAGCCAAGGAATCAGACAAACTTGTTTGCCAAAACCGTTGTGCCGAAAAAATACCTTGTGTTGCCTTGTCTGCCATTACTTGCCGGATTGCGGCCTCCAGAGTTTCTTTACCCTTGGGCGCAGCCGCCAACGCAGGAGCAACCCGATCCCACAAGGTTCTGTCACCAGAAGTAATAATCGACGCTACACGCGCCGCAGGTTCCTCTGTGCCGAGAATAGTCTGAGCTTCTTTCTGTGCGCCAGCCGTAATCTCACCAGCACGTTTTTCACCCGCAGCCAAAGCGCGTTCAGCTTCCTTGCCAGCTTCTTTCTCTCTTGCACCCAACCGGCCTGTCACCTTTGCCATGCCACCCGCCATACCTTCTGCACGTTCTAGGTTGGCAACATAAGCAGTAGCAGCTTGGCGAACCTCTGGCAACGCAGACAACCAATCTGCATTCTGCTTGCTGGTTAGCCAGTTTTTAGCAGCCTTGGCATCCATGTTGGCAATCGTCTTAGCAACATAGTCACTAGCTTCTTTAGCGACCAGCGCCCGATCACCTGTAAGCGCAATAGCGTCTGCTATCGACTGCTGGCTATTAAACAGTGCAGCAGGAAGACCTTTAGCGTCAGCCTTAAACTGTGTCGGGTCGATCCGATCCATCGCAGTAGCTTTAGCACCTGCCTTAGTGCGGAACTTTTCTAACAGGCGGGAAGCTAATTCATAGTCTTTTTGTAATACATCGTGCGCTTCACCCGCAAACTTAGATTGAATGTTACTAATCTTTGCATAATATTCCTGCGCCAACTTCTGACCTAGCGCCTCATAACCTTCAGCAGCCTTGCCGAAAGCAGCATCACCCAATCGGCGACGCACATCATCCAGCGCATCAAAAGATGTCGGGAAAGTCTTGTAAACAGGATTGCCCATCTCATTCACGCCAACTTGCACCCGTCGTGCAGTCACAGCATCGTAGATGTTTTGGTAAGACCGCAACACACCAGGTTCAGTCACTGGCGCTGTTGTCTGCTTTCTAGCGGTAGCACCGATTAGCAACTTGTTGCGTAGGTCTGTTATCAACTGTTTGTATTCAGGCATCGATTCCACATAAATGCCTTGGCTTTCTTTAGCAGCCACCGCTTGATCGCGCAGTGCTTTCTGTTGCTTGTAGGCTTCTGAACGCTCTAGCGACTGCGTTTCAAAGCGCGACAGAATACGATCACGCAGAGTTCTGCCCATCTCAGACAGTTCTCTGGTGGAGTCACCCACCTGGCGCAACGCACCCTTTGCCCGATCCAGGACAGTCTTCTTGCCTTCTTCCAGTTCGGCAGCCGTACCCGCTAAACGCTGTGCTGTGCCACGTTCTTCACCTGCAACACGCTCACCGGCAGCACGGGCTGCTCTGGCTTCTGCTTCTGCCACACTGGTAGACCGGCTAACAGCATCACTTAGGGTGTCGTACACCTTTCTTTGTTCGTCAGTTGTAAAAGGCGCATTACGCAAATCTTGTATGCGCTTTAACACTAGCTCACGCTGCTTACCAGCAAGGTTAGCAACGCCAACATCTTCCATGACGCTTCTGATAATCTGACCACCAGGCACTTTGCTAGCAACCATGCTGGCAATAGCCCTGCCGCCTTTAGCAGTCTGTGCAGCCAACTCCATAGGCAAGATACCGCCCATGATTCGCGCTGATTCCGCTACTGGCGCTGGCGCTCCTAGTGCCTCTGCAATCTGACCGGATGCCTCGCCCGTAAAGCCACCTACTGCACCACCAACACCAGTTGCAGTCCTGCGACCAGCCCCTGTCATAGATGGCACGGCGGCTCTCATCGCCTTACCTGCTGCTTGCACGGGTTTGTAGGGAATACGCTCCATCACTCTACCGGTTGCCTCTGCTACTTCAGGCGCAGCAAAGCCGGTAATGCCACCTAATGCAGTGGAATAGCCAATATCTGCAAACGAGTCTTTTTCGCTTTCAGGGGATTTGGTTGGTGCTTTCGGTGTTTTAGGCGCTTGATCCCACTGGATTTGCTCACCACCCGTATCCCATTCTATTTTTTCTTCAGCCATTATCTGTACTCCCGTGTGCCATCGGAATACTCAATAACTGTTTTGCCAGCATTCTCGCCACTGGTAACTTTTCCTGATCTAACAACAGTTCTGCCACCTTGTGTGCCGCCACTCTCTGCACCAAGACCTAGACTTGGGAACTGTTCTTCTAGCTTTTGCTTTTCCCTGCTCATCTCTAATGTGCCTTGCACCATCGCGTTTCTGACTGCTTCATACACACGCAGGTCAGACCTGTATAGCGGAGCAAGAATCTTGTCTTCCATGCGGGTCAGTGCCTTACCGCCAGTTTCAAATTCTTTACTACGGAAGAATGCAAAGGTTCTGATTAGCTTCAGCGCTTCCGGATCATTTCTAAATGCGGCCTCAGCAGCGCGTGTGTCTAGCGCGAGAAGCGTGGTCATCTTGTTCCACTTACCTTCTTGGTTCAAGCGGTCAAGAATATCAATACCTTCCTCTAACTCAGGAATCAAATTCGTTCTTAGACGATGCGCGGCACGTTCTTCTTTTGTTAGTTTTTGATCCCTGCCGCCACCACCTTTCATTGCAGCAATGTCACGCCGAACATCAGCTTGCATTCCGGCTAACTGCAACTTAAATGCACGATCTTGTGCCTTCTGACGCGCCTGTTCTTCTTGTTTTTCTTTTAACTCAAACATCTTCTGTGCGCTCTGCACATTCTGTTTTGCTAACTCTAGTGATTTAGGCAAACCGTATTTAGCGGTGTACTCTTTCATAAAGTTAGCGCCCTGCTCGGCAAATAGCGCATCTGCTTCTAGTTCCGCCTTCTGACGGTCATACGCAGCCAACTTAGTAATACGCTCTAACTCGCGCCCTAGTGTGTCAGCACGGGTCTTCAACTGCTTCATGTTGGTGTCGAACTGGTCTTTCTCTCTAGCATACAAGTCCATCCGACCTGCCCTGTGACCTTCTGCCATGCCATTCATCGCAGACATCGCAGCCATCGCATTACCTTTACCACCAGCACCTATAGCAAACCCCACCACACCAATCAGGCTGTAGAGTGTTGCCAAGTCCATAGCTGATTCTCTGCTTGGCGTAAATGGCACTTCCATTTGCGTTTCCACATCAGCCAACCCTTGCATGGCGCGTGAACCTTCGATAGCTGCTTGCTCTGCTTCTAGCGCACCACCTCTTGCTCTCAATCTCTCAGCAGTCCTAGCAGCAACATCTTGCTCTTGCGCTGCTTTAAATTGTTGTTCAGACGCAGCGGCTTGCTCTAGTTGGCGTTTTGGTTCTGCCATGAAAGATTCATACCGCGCAGTCATGTCTTTTGGCGCAGCAGGTTTCTCTGCTGGTGGCGCAGGTGTTTTAGGCGCAGCAGGAGGCTTTGCTTTTGCTTTAGAAACTGGATCGGTAAGAGGAAAGCCAGTAGCCATAATTAACCTCTAGGTATCATCTGCTGAGTTTGTGCTACTTGTGGTGCTTGACCGTACAACGACCTAGCAATGTTCGTAAAGTAGGTGTTGG